CCTCCCACACTTGCCACCACTCTCTTTTAAGAATAGCTCCTTCTTCTGCAGTAGGATTTTGCATATACTGCGCATTCCATTTTGAAATTGGTATAGACGCTTTTGTTCCAAGCAGGGACTCCAAACTCCAATACTCAGGCCATACGGGTTTATCATTCGGCAAGATCGCAGGAAATTCAATTACATCCCATTGATCGGTGCCTGGGTTCCGCTGTTCGCGAATTAACTTCCCTGTTAAATCATTTTGAGCCCAACGTGTCATTACTAACACTATGGAACCACCAGGCTGTAATCTTTGACGGGGGCCAGATGTATACCACTCAAAAGTCTTTTCTAAAGATTCCTTTGAAGTAACAGTTTGTTCAGTATGCGGGTCATCAATAATTAGTACATCAGCACCACGTCCCGTGATGGAACCACCTACACCAGCAGCATAGTACTCCCCTCCTTGATTCGTCTCCCAACGTCCAGCAGCCTTGGAATCCTGTGAAAGAGTAACGTTTTGAAAAATTTGTTTATATTCTGGAGAATCAACAAGATTCCTTACCTTCCGACCAAAACGTTGTGATAATTCTGCATTATGCGAAACTTGCATAATTTTAGCTTTAGGATTCTTTCCCATGATCCACGCAGGTAATAAATAAGACGCAAACTCAGATTTGGTATGACGTGGAGGCATATTAACAATAAGTCGTTTAAGCGTGCCATCAGCTATCCTATCAAATTTCTCGGCAATTAATTGATGGTGGCCCCATTGAGTCTTGTTTTTAGCTTTTCTGTAAATAAAGTCGGGCCAAACTTGAGTTACAAAGTATAAAAAATTTGTTCTGCTATGTAATATTTTTTTAGCATCTAAATATTTTTTAATTTTTTCTAGTTTTTCTCGTGGTAAGTGATCCAGCTCCATAAGTATTTTAGTATAAATGTTTTTATGTAGGTTGCAACTAAAGACTTTTTATAAGTTACATCTACGTAAAAAGGGGTGGGTGGGGTCGTGATTATGGCTTGGCGATTTTTGGAATTCTAGTATCTCTATTGAATTGAGGAATAAAAAAAAGGAAGGCGTTGGACTATCAACGCCTTCCTTCCACTTCGGTGAGTGTTCATTAGCTTGTTAGGTTAATGAATTAGGTTTATAAATTGCGAGTAAGATTGAATTGCTCAGCAAGTTCTTCAACAAGTTCAGTAGCAAATTTCATTACTACTTCATTATCTTTATTAGCTTGTATGAATTCAAATATTTTACCATCTAAATAACAAGCTAACATTTGCCAATTAACTCTCTTTTCTTTTTGTTGCTTTTCAAGAAAAGATTTTAATCTCTCAACAATCTCATTATTATCTTTAGAAGTCATAACTAAAGATTTTAATTCAACTAATTGATTTGACATATATTTATATTCTCCTTTCAATTTTAATATAATTATCCCATTACCATAAGTCAACACCTAAATTAATTAATTTTAATTTTTTTTATAAGACCATTAGCACCTGCTCGGGATCGTCCCAACCAATCTGCATCAGGAAGCGACGCTGCACATTTGTTTATTGACCAATAACGGAACATTTATCTAGCTTTTAGCTACGGGAATGGCATTTTCATAACCTCATCATCTCTTTCTACCTGTGTTATATCACAAAAACCCAAGTAAAACCACAGCTTTCTGGAAGCGAGTTCGCTGGCGCGCCAGCGTAAATTTATATATATTAAATAACCCAAGTAAAACCTTGCCTTTTGAAACGGGAACGGGATTTCCACACAGCTTCGCAACTATTTTCTGAAGACTGACCGAAAAAACCCTTGATTTACTTGACTTTCCGTGTGGTTGTCCGCGGGCGCCCGGGAACCGTCACTACTATATATAGAAAAAACCCCATTCCAATTTCGTAAGAAACGGGAACGGGATTTTGTGTTTGATTAATTAGCTTTAGCTTCTACTCTTATCTCTTTGAATAGATTAGAGAAACGACCTTGTTCTTTGGTATCTTCTCCATTACTTTGAACACGTTTGCCCTCACTATGTATTAAGACTCTTTCCCTAATAGGTTTAGTTGTCATAATAGTCGTGTTGTCAATGCCTGAAGTATTTATCATCAGTATTTCTTCTCTATCAGGGTGTTCGCTAGGTGCTACCTCTAATTCTTTAATAGGTACATTCTCACCCTTAGCTTTAACACACCAAGCCTCAGAAATAAATGAATAGTATTGAGCATTAAAGTCATCAAGCATACCTGATATAACTTTAACTGCCATATTTTTAGATAGAGTAGTAGTGAACTTACACCCAATATATGCAACTGCATATTTTGAATCAGGCTTATCATCTCCTAACACACCTGCGTCCTTACCCATTTGAATAAACTGACTACCTCGTGCTGTAATCAATCTTCTTTCAAAAGGAATAAGAAACAAACTAGGCATTTCTTCTTCTACTTTTTTATTATGAAAGTCAAAACAATCTATTCCTATATGACAGGCATAGCTATGAAACATATCAATGTCGTGATAATCCCAAGTATCTTGACCTTTTAGTGCTGTGAACTCAACAGGGAAATTATTCATAAATTTTTCTGTTAGTTCTTTTAGTTTATCTTTGTCCATATGACTCCTTTGTTATTTTATATATAGCTATCCCACGAGGATAAGTCAAGAATTAAAGTAAAGAATATAAAAAAAATACAATCCCAACCAACAGCACGATCCGTGCCGGGCCAGATGCCAGTAATGATATTATACCTACAGTATACAGAGCGTATATCACGGGATACGGGATTACGGTATTTTCACAGCTGGTTCGCTGCCGGGCCCAGCTGCCGGTTTAATATTACAGTGGTCATTTTTCAAAGCTTGTCCAACCGAAATGGCATTCTCTACCTGCAGCTCCTGTGCGCGAACCTCGACGGCCCACCACACTAGCTTGTTTTTGAACGTACGATGGGATTCCTCATCCTTGGTAATGGCGTATACTTTCTCCATAAGCTTCACCCCTTCCTGGTCAGCTGCGTCTTCCAGCATCTCCCAAATCTCTGTCACGTGATCATCGTAAAAGTCGCTGGTCTCATGATAATATATCAATCCACTGACGCCTCCAATGCAGCCATGTTTAGCAATGTCTGCTACATCTTCTTTATCTTTCTTATTTAAATAGTCTGTTATAGTTTGCATAATGTCCTTTCATTTATAAGTAGCCCACCAAGAAACAGGAGCCAATTGCATGTGATGCAAATGAAAATCTTAATGAGCTACCATCCAGAACCTATCATCTCCCATACCAATGTCAACAAAAAATTTTGAGGACCATCACGCATGGTGAGCTCATGGTCCCAGTTCTTTTATATATAAACAGCGAAGCTCGAAATTTTTTACAGCTCAACGGGAATGGCATTTTCCTTATGTTTTCTGACAAATGAAACCTGTAAAAAAATGTCCCCGGCCGCTGGCCAGTTTATAAGGTTACAAAAGTCAAGCCACTACACTTTGTGTATAAACGGGATACGGGATACTAGATGTAGTGCAAATGAGGAGAAAGACGATCCAGCATCTCGCGCGGAGCCCGCGTACGCTGGTAATGATTCAGGGACAATGACACCAGAATTTGTGTACAAACGGGAACGGGATTCTACATCTTGTGATTTTCCTTGACAATCCGTGAGGAGAAGCTGCCGGCGCCGGTGAACCAGCTTCATATATAAACAGCGAATTAATGAGGATTGTTGCGGGAAACGGGATTACGGGATCTCTGGCCGGGGACGCTGCGCATCATGCTAATTAGTTTAGACCAGTCATATGGTTTCTCTAACGTTAAAACGGGAAACGGGAGTCCAGGACCGGTGACCACGGTACGACAATCGTAAACTTTTAAGACCGAACCCGAGAGGGGTCGGGCCAACACAAAAACATTTCCTCCAACTCTTAATCTCTCGTAAATCCAGGCTTTTTGAAACTTAGATAGCCGAAGTGAGTTTCCTTTTATTACCTTAAGCTCTAACCAAAACTCTTTACCATCAATACACCCATTTACATCAGGTATACCAAGTCCTACTCTACTTTCTATTCTTACTAAATGCGCGTCTTTTAATCCTTTTTTTACGTCTTGCCATAACTTTGCTTCTGGGCCCTTTGACATTTATTTCTCCATTAATTAGTGTTGAAAGATAGGGTAAGAACCATTTATTATCTTTAATAACTTGTACTAACAAATTAGTCAAAGCATTTACAGTTAGCTCTTCTTTTTTTGTATTTGTTAAAGGACCACCGTCAGCACTTAAACCCGAGTAATCCAACCCGGCATGAAGTACTTCATGTAAGAACGTATTCCCTTTCTCAATACCTTTAAGATTTTTTTCCAATAAAATCGTTTTCTGCTGCGCATCATATTCTCCTAATGTAGTCTGGTCCTTAAATACTATATTCTTAATAGCAAGGTTATCATACCCAATTTTAATTTTCTTTTTTAACATGTACTTTCACCTTTCCCACCTGGGTTTGAATAAATGATTTATTATGTATAAAATTAAGTACAGCTAAAAAATCTTTAAACGTCTGGGTTTTTTCCGCCGTCGCTTTCAACTTCTGTAGCGTCTTCTGATATTTCGATAACCTTCGTCTCGCCAAGCTCATCTTTTAACTCCTTAATAGATTTAATTAAATCATCCTTACTAAGTGCAGATAAATTCTGCGTCTTAATTTCTTTTCTATCAATGTAAAATCCTGCCGCTTGACCTAATCTAAATTCAGAATTAATAGCAGCAGCCAATTGTCCTTTGTCTTCTGCTCTTTTAGATAAACCATCGAGTCTTTTTAAATGTCTTAAAAAATCTTTATAATGAGTTATGCCTTTCTCTCTCATCTCTTCAATATAAGCAACTACATGAGGAGATTTATCCGGGTTAGTTAATATAGATCCCCACTTCTCACAAGTAGGTTTAGAATACCCAGCTCTTTCAGCAGCTTCTTTTTTCGTTATGTTCGGATAGTGCGCAACAAACACTTCAGCAAAAGTTCTTTGCTTTGGTGTTAAATGTAAATGTGTTTTCTTTTTGTTAGCAATAGTAAGTCCAGTTCTACTCATTAGATACATGCTCCTATGTGTGCTACTAATAAATAAACAACTGCTACAATCATTATGACTTTATACTCAAGTTCATATCTATCTAACAACGATGTAATTCTTTTTTTAATCTGTTCTTTCATTTCCAGCTCCTGTATAAGATTATCTAGACTAAATATATATCAATTGCAAGGAAAGGTCACCAGCCCTTTAGGGTAGTAGTATGAAATTCTGGGTACTTTCTGGGTACTAGTATGACAAAATAAGTGTTGGTATTACTGTTTAATAACTGTTTTTCTGTTAGTCTGAGTACTATTGAGGTAAAATATAGTTAGAAGTACTTATACTTCAAAGTATCTATATAGATACCTGAAAGTTACTCCTCTGTCTCCTGTTCTTCTTCCTTTTCCTTCTCTTGTTCCCTGGCTTCCTCTTCTTTACGCAGCTTATTTAATTCAGCATAGTATTTAGGATGCCTCCATACATGTGTCATACAACTCCTTTTTTATTTATATCCTAGTATATCATATGCACTTTTTAGAAATGCTCTAGAATTGAGCAAAGTGAATTAAGGCAGAAAATTGTCGTTGAGTAGAGCCGTGTATAAAATTAAAAAAAAGCTTTTTGGGTTTTATCCACATTACACGTTTCACGTGAAACATTGGTCCAAATACAGATCAAGTGAGCAACTAAAGATGAAAAAAAACAAAATATAAGGAATGCTCACTCGATCTTACGAGCCAGGTTCCACTCTCGCTTTCC